GGAGATATTATCAATGATAGAGATAATAAAAGATGGAGAATCGAGCAGATAATTGCAGAGAGAAAGATGGAAGCATTGGAAGTATTCAGATGTGCTGTGATTCGGAAGATAGACTTGAGTTAATTTTAAAAAGAAAGACTCTTTGATTAAATTCTTCCAAGGAATCTTAGCAGAAAAATATAGTTATCAATATGAGAATCAACAAATAAAAATAGACCTCGATCAATAAAATGAAAATCCAATTTAACATAAGCAAGAAAATAGAAAAAGCAGAAATCTTAGAAAAAATAAAATTAACACTCTTTGATTGTATGGTCAAGATGCATGAGTTGGCAGTAATTAATTGCCCAGTAGATACAGGAGCATTGGTTAATTCTATTAAGCTATTTCCATCAGTGCCAGGAGCAACAACTTATGAATTAGCAGATGGGGTTACTTATGGAATAGATATCGAATTTGGAACAGCACCTCATGTGATCATGACTAAAAATAAAAAGGTATTAGCAAACAAGAAGAAGGGTTTAATATTTGGTAAAATTGTTAATCATCCAGGGACTACAGCACAACCATTTTTTAGGCCCGCACTCGATCAAGTAAAAAATGTATGGGTTAAAAGATTTTGGTATAAAAATCTAAAATAGATTAATCCCAAATATTTAAATAGTTTAGTGTATTAAGATAAATAGGTCAAGAGACCAGGAACAAAACCAAAGATGGTATTCATATCTCCAAAAAATGTACTCGTAGATTTCTTACGTAGACGTCTTGTAGATCCTAGAGTAAGGGCTGAAACATCTCAAACAGAAGAATTTGATGGAGGAAGTACAGATTTTTCTTTGACACCAACAACAGGATCTATGTCTTGTATTATTTCTGTAACAGTGGATGGTACTGCTCAAACAAAATGGAAGGATTATTATATAGATTTTCAAAATCAAAAGGTTATTTTTTATTCTAATACAGCAAGTGGCACTAACAACGTGGATATAACTTACAAAAGAGGATCAACAAATTGGATTTATCCAGATAAATCTCGAACAACATTATCTAAAATAGCATTTCCTCGAATCAATATTTTAATGGTTTCTGGAAGTAGTGCAAGAGTAGGCCAATATAATTCTAATATGGAAAGTTCAATTCATATACAATGTGATATATGGACAAAAGAAAATCAAGAATTTACAATCGATTCAGTAGTTTATGAGGGTGATAAACTTGCAGAATATATCGCATATCAAGTTTTAAAAGCTCTTAATGAAAATATAGACGATCTCCATCCGAAACTTTATAATCTCACAGTTCTTGGAGTTCCTAGAGATTTAGGATTTAATCAGGAGATGGAATGTTTCCATAAAATTTGTGAGTTTGAATTAAAAGGAATAGATTTGGAGGTTTAAAATGCCAACAGGAATTTATGTAAGATCTAAAAAATATAAAGAAAAAATGAGTGATATTATGGTTGGAAAAAAGAAATCTAAAAAGCATGCTGAAAATATTAGTCTTGGGAAAAAAGGAATAATGACTTGGGATATTCGAGGAGATAAAAATCCTGCAAAAAGATTGGATATTAGAAAGAAAATAAGTGAATCAAAACAAAAGGAAAAACATCCAAACTGGAAAGGCGGAAAAACTCCCTTGTATCAATTATTAAAAGCTAATAGTAAATGGAAAATATGGAGAGAATTAGTTTTTTTGAGAGATAATTTTATTTGCCAAAACAAAGATTGTAAATTTTGTCATAATAAAATGGGAAGAATATTACATCCACACCATATCATTCAACTTAAAGAGATTCTTAAAAATAATAATATCCAAACTCTAGAAGAAGCATTGAATTGCAAAGAATTATGGAATATAAATAATGGGATAACTTATTGTGCAGAATTTCATTTAAAATCAGGATTACATAGTAATCTTCAATTAATTAAATTAAAGGAGGTTATAAAATTACAGAATATTTTTTAGGAAAGAGAGAACAAATAGCTATGTGCCCGGAAGATACATGGGCAGCGTTAGGAACTAAGACAATGGCAGCAGATGGTTTTATGGTTGGAAAAAATACACAAATAGATCCAGATTTTGCAAAAGGATGGCAAGAAGTTTTATCATCCGGAGCAGACAGTAGAGATATAGATTCTATGGAAAAAGGACCAGAAACTTATAGATTTGCATTGACATTCAATCCCACAAATTGGAAATTCTTAAAATATTGTGCACATGGGACTGTATCAAATACAGGTACAGCACCAACAGTTCACACTTTTACTGCAACAAACACAGTAAAATCTTTTACTCTAGAATGGGCAAAAAGAGGGGCAACTGATCATGTAATTAGTCTAACTGGATGTATAATCACAGATTGGACTTTAAATTTTACAAGTGGATCAGGAGAGAATGATGGATTTATCACAATTGTAGCAAATTGCTTGGCAAAATCTGCAGTAGCAGGAACAAGCACAACAACTATAACTGCAGAAACAGATGATGCTTTTCAATTTAGAATGGCAAAGTTAACTTATGCAGGAAGTGAAGTTACAGAAGTGAATAATGGAGAATTGACATGTAATAATGGAATCGATGAAACTGATGCAAGATATTGTAATAGTACACTAGATCAATCAATTGGAGAACCAATTCCAAAAGTGAGAAGGTATACTTGTAGATTCAATATCAACCAAAAAGATGACACTTATTATGATGATTGGGAAGATCAAGTAGTAGTGCCAGGAGCAAACACACTTCAATTTATTAGAGGCACAGGGCCGGCAGATAATGTTACTTTTACATTTACAGATATGTATGTTCAAACAGCAGTTAGTCCCACAAATATAGAAGGGATAACAAATGTGGATGTAGTGGGAACAATTAAATCAACAGCTATTGTAAGTCGAGATGCACATACTGACTATTAAATTAAAGGAGGTAAAAAATGTACGAAGAAGACTTTGTAGATGAAAAACCAAGAGAGTTTAAGGTAGGAAACAAAAAATTTGTTTACAAACCTGTAACAGCAGCAGAAGAACTTGAATGGGCAGATGAATACATAGAAATTGTAGACGGAAAACCCAAACAAAATCTTAAAAAGCTAACACAGTGTAAACTTAGGAATCTTACTGGAGTCCCTTATGACAAAGAGATCATAAACAAAATTCTCAATGTTGAGAAAGAATGGGCCCAATTATCTAATAAACAAAGAATGGATTTTTTAGGAAAACTAAAACCAGCTCTGTTCACCAAGATAATAAATGAGATTAATGCCATAGATTCAGGCGGTGAAAACGACCCTTTATTAAAAGGCTGATCTTTAAGATACAGACCTCGGATCCAAAGACTGGATTTGTGCTGGAAACAAACAAGGAGGCCCTTGAATGGTTTAAATACCAGGCCTTTGAAAAAGGCATAAGCCCACGAGAATTTGGAAAGTGTAAGATCAGCGATATAAGAAATATCCAGGCAATTAAAAACGCAATCGATTATAGGGCAATTAGAGAAAGTAATATCAGAGATATGATTGCAAAAATGAAATAAAATGGTAGAAATAGGTTCACTAGAAATTGGAGGAAGTATAAACACAGCAGATATAGACAGTGGCCTAAAAAGAGTAGATAAGGGACTTGCAGAAGTTGCAAGAACTGGAAAGTCTGTTAATTCTGATTTTGAAAGAATGAATAATGCCACATCCTCTCTTGTAAAAAAGATGGGATTATTATCATTAGTTGGAGGAGGTGCATTATTAGCATTAGCAAAAGGGGCACCGGCAGTAGCACCGGCAATGGCCATGATAGCAGTTAATGCAGGAAAATTAAGTAGAACATTAGGAGAAATATTGGCACCGGCATTTGAAGTAGTTTCTGAAGGTTTTGGAAAATTTGTAGCATGGATCCAAAAATATCAAGATATGAAAATACCTGTCTTGGATGTTACAATAGGTGAAGGATTAGCAACAGTATTAAAAGAATTTGGAGGGCCTGCAGTTTTAGCAATGATTGGAGGAAAGTTTGGAGGACCAGTTGGAGCATTAGCAGGAGCAGGAGTAGGATTAGT